AATAGTTATACTAGCTGTGAAAGAGGAAGAATAGAATTTTATACTGAACTAGATAGACAAGATTACGATCAACGAATGAGCAGTAGTTCAGATTACTTTTCTGATAGTGGTAAAGTAGGAATACGATTTACTTATCCATTACAATCTACCTGCACAAAAGAGTCAATCAATCTAACTTTAGAAAATGAAAGACTAAAACAGCAACTAGAGTTACTTAAACTATGTGGTCGTTATCAAGGATTAGAATTACCAGATCATTTTGAAGATGTAAGAAAAAAATGTAAGGGAATTAAACTAAAGGAAAAAACAGATGCCAATGCAGAGTAGTATAGGACACTTATTAACTAACGATATATCAGCTTTAAATTTAATAATATTAATAATTATTTTATCTATTGTGTGGAAAAAGAAATGAGTGATTGGGAAAAAGAAATTGCAGAATTAAAAACTGATGTCAAATATATAAGAGAAGATGTAAATATTATGCAAAAGCAAATAATGGGCCTTAATAAAACTTCTAATATGGGTATTGGTGGATTAAAGGTTGCATTGTTTATTGGTGGTATTTTAGGAGCAATTTATACTTTTTTCCGATTAATAGATTAAAAACAAGCTTATATTTCAACGTAGAAGAAGAAAACTAACCTTCCTTGACCATTAGTACCCCCTAAAAAGGACGTTATATGAAGACTTTAATAATTTCGGACCTTCATTTTCCCTACGCACACAAAGACAGTTTACCTTTTTTAAAAGCTGTTAAGTCCTGGTTAAAACCAGACAGAGTTGTAAATATAGGAGACGAAGTTGATTATCATGCGATATCATTCCATGACAAAGACCCTGATCTTGATAATGCTACTCAAGAGCTGCTGAAGGCTAGAAAAGATATAAAAAAATTAGAAAAGTTATTTCCTAAAATGGATTTACTTCATTCTAATCATGGCTCCCTAGTGTTTCGTAAAAGAAAATATCATGGTTTACCTGATTACATTATAAAAGATTATCCTGATATTCTTGACGTTAATAAAAAGAATTGGAAATGGCATGATAAACTTATCTTACATGATAAGTATGGAAGTTATTACTTTGTTCATAATATGAATAAAGACCCATTAAAATCTTCTATGGCTATTAGTATGAATTTTATTCAAGGTCATTTTCACACAGATTTTCAAATTAAATATTGGTCTTCTCCTGAAGCTCTTAAATGGGGAATGACAGTAGGGTGTTTAATTGATAAAGACTCCCTAGCATTTGCTTATTCAAGAGTAAATATCCGAAGACCCATACTTGGCTGCGCTTATATAGAGAACGGAATACCTAATTTAATTCCTATGGTTTTAGAAAAAGGTAATCGTTGGATAGGCAAGATATGAAAACAAAAGACAAGTTAGTTCAAGGTGTTATTGATCGCATTGCTAAACGATCTGAAGAAGGAATAAAAAAATTTGGCTGCACTATGTTAGAGTCAAAAAAACCTACAATAGCCTGGCTAGATGAAGCACAACAGGAACTTTCTGATGCCATTATATACTTAGAAAAGTTTAAATACATTTTAAAAGAAGAAGAATTGGAACAAGAAAAAATTGGAGGAACAGATTGATTGAGGAGATAAAAAAAAGAATTCGTGAACACGAAGGGTATCGTAATAAAGTATATCGAGATCATCTAGGAAACAGAACAATATTTTGGGGACATCTATGTGATGCAGAGGACTCTTATAAAGATGGTGTAGAATATAGCGAAGAAGAAGCTATTGAAGTTTTTAACAAAGATTTTAATGACGCATTTGATTTAGCTAAAACATTTTTGTATGACCCAGACAAACATCATGCAGATATTTTTGGTGTATGTATTGAAATGGCTTTTCAACTTGGCAGTAGGTTATTTAAGTTTAAAAATTTTAGAGCAGCATTAGAGAAGAAAGAATATTCTGTTGCATGTATGGAAATGAAAAATTCCCTTTGGGCCGAACAAACACCAGGAAGATGTGATTCTTTAATAAAAATCGTGGAGAAACATAAATGAAAATAATTGTAACAGTTTTATTTACGTCTTTAGTCTTAGTAGAAGCTGCTAATTTCTATGTTTATTATAATCAAATTACAGGTGCATTATGTTAGGATTATTAGGAACAATAGCTCCATTAGCAAAAACATTATTAGGAACAATAGATAAGGCAGTACCAGATAAAGATTTAGCACAAAAAATAAAAGCAGAATTTAATAATGAATTGTTAAATGCTGATATGTCTAAATTTAAAGCTGCAGCAGATATAGTTAATTCAGAAGCTAAATCACAACATTGGATTACAGCAACTTGGAGACCAATGTTAATGTATTGTCTTATCATAATTGTATTCAACAATTACATTTTGATGCCTTATATAAAATATTTTTTTGGCGTTGAAATAACATTAGAAATTCCTCAAGATTTATGGACATTATTACAAATTGGTCTTGGAGGGTATGTAGTCGGTAGGTCTGGAGAATCCATCGCTAAAAACTTTAAAAAAAAATAGGAAAAATTTATGGATAAAAATGAAGAACATATTGTTGGTAAAAGTGGAGACTATACAGCAAAAGCATCTCTAGGCGAAACTTGGGAAAAAAGTGCATGGACAAGTGGTGTATCACTTAAAGGTTCAGCAGTTTTAAATGACCCTACACCTGGGGGAATGTACGATGTTAAAATCAAAACTAACTGTGATGGATATAATAACACTTATGAAGTTTCACAAGGCGAGTCTTTTGATTTTAAAAAAATTACAACTAATCTAATGGACGCAACAGATGTTAAAATTACTGTTACAGGTAAAGAAGGTCAAACAGGCGATTGGAAGTTAGTTGTAGATTATAAAACTTGTTAGGAGAATATATGAAATTATTAGAAGACTTATGGGACCATATAAAATCTTGGTCAGACTGGGGAATGAAAGATTGGATTAAAGCAGGTATAGTAGCTTTAATTGTAATCGTAGTAATTGGTGCTATTTAATTAACTTTAAGGAATAATATGGATAAGAAAAAACCAAGACCACCTAAATACTGATGTCTTTTACAAAGAGACAAACAGAAACTTTAAAAAAGCATAAAAAACATCATACTAATAAACATATGGTTATGATGAAAAAGCTAATGAATAACGGAAAAACTTTCACAGAAGCACATAAAATAACGCAAAAAAAAATAGGTACTTAAATGTCTTTGTATGAAAATATAAATAAACGTAAACGTCTTGGTATATCAAGACCTAAATCTAAATCTACAATATCTAGTAGCTCATATGCTAACATGAAATCTGGGTTTAAAAATAAAAAGAAAAAACAAAAAAAAATTACGTGAAAAAACTTAAATTGCCTTCCAAAGTAACTATTGGAGCTTTTGAGGTACAATTAATTACAATACCCCATGACATTAGTTATGAGGTTTCAGAAGCACAGGGGGCCTTCGTTGGAAAGCCCCCTTACAAAATATATTTAGATGATGATATTATCCAAGGTGGAGGTAAAGACGCAATTAACGTAGTTATCCATGAAATGTTGCATGTTGGATATTACCAATATCTTCTTAAAGATAAAGAAGAGGAAACTGTTGTTAATTCTTATGGGAATTTTATTACAGAATTACTTACTCGTTCCGAATTAAAAGCATGGATAATTGACAATATGTAGAGGACCTATGAACCAATGGAACCCCCTTCGGTTTGATAAAGAGTTTATCTCATCAGAATTAACAAGAACAAGAAAAGCATATGGGGAGTCTAAAGCTGCCTACGATAGCTTAGAACGTCAGAAAAAAAGAATTGAAGCTAAATTATACCTAGAGTTTAGACAGGCTGAAAAATGTACTGTTGAAGACGCAAAAATGAAAGCACGTACTCATATAGAGTATGCAGAGATAGATACCCTTATAGATCAAGCAGAAATGCAGACAGAAAGAGCATATGCTGATTATGAAGGTTTACGTTTAAAGTGTCAGTTATTGATACAAGAGAACAGTACAATGAAACAAGAAATGAAATTAGGGTAGTGGTATACTTAATGGTATACTTAATACTTTATTAAGTTTGATAAAACTTGATAAAATATAGAAACCATTACAAATCATTACATATAAGAAACCCCAGAAACTCAACACTTCTGGGGTCTTTTTTTATTTGTAGAAATAGTGTAAACATAATTTGGGACCAGGGGGTCGAAGGTTCGAATCCTTTCTCCCCGACCACTAATTCTGCCATTTTTTAAACTTGGTCAGTACCTTCTTTATTATTTTGGTATACTATTTGGTATACTAACTTTCCAATTTTTTCTAAACTATCAGATCGTGTTTTAAAATCTGATTGATCGTATATTCTGCTAGTATTAATATCGCTATGTCCATATGTTTTCATTACATGTTCAGAGTTACCAATTAAATTAGCAGTAGTGTGTCTAGTATCATGTTCTCTATACATTTTAATAAATCCTGCATCTTTTTGAGCTGTTTTATAAGCTCTTCTAATGCTTTTAATAGGTTTACCATTATATAAAAAAACATTACCTGGTTTATCTAAATTTAAACATTGTATTCTAGCTTTATGTTCTTCATCACTTTCACTAGGAAACAATTTTTTACCTTTTAATAAATTTTCCATTTCATGTGTAAGTGGTAAAATGTATTCTTGATTACCTTTTTGTATAAAAGTAATAGTCATTCTATCCCAATTAATCATTTGTGTAGTCAATTCCATTGAATTAAATTTTCTTAAACCAGAAACCAATCTCCAAAATATTACATTTTTTGCATGTGGTTTAGCTGCTTGATACATAGATACAATTTCATTTTTAGACATAGAACGATCTATTTTTTTTTCTTTTTTAAACATAAAAGTTTTCCAAATAGGTTCGTTTCCTAATAAATATTTTTGTGATAATTTTGCATCATTGTAAGCCTGTCTTAAAAAAGCAATTTCAATATTAATTGTTTTTGGTTTTACTCCTTCTTTTCTTCTTTTATTAATGAATTTTTTTATAATACCAGGAAGATTTACTTCATGTATAAAAGTTTCTTGACCTATTTCGTCAATCCATCTTTGCACATTTCGTAAAAAATCATTCTTAGTTGATTTTGGATTTTGCGTATTTTCCCAATTAGGTTCTACTGTTTCTTGGTACTCACTAAATAATTCTAAACAACTTAATTTTTGTTTTATATTAGTAGGTGTTTTAAGTTGACGTTTTAAATCAACTATCCACTCTTGCCTAATTTCTCTTGCTTCCTTATATTTAGTAGTTCCTGAAGATTTTTTGTAGAGTTTACCTTTAATCCTTGTGTGTAAGTACCAATAGGGCGACCCCTCACGTTCTCGTATTCCTTCTCTTCTTGTTGCCATGTTGCTCCTTCTTTTAAATCTTCGATATGGTTTGAATTAAACCTATAATCTCTTCCATATCTTACGCACTTAATAATACCCTCATTTACTCTCTTATACAAGGTTGGGCGTGAAATATTTAATTCTTGGCATACTTGAGTTGCTGTCATTAATGCTTTATTCATATAATTTTCCTTGATTTAGGTCTTCTGTGAGAGGTTTCCAGGTAATATCAACTAATTGGTAACTGCCCTTAAATTGTGATTGTATGACGTTATTATTAGCCTTTAAATTGCTTAATTCTTCTGGGTTTAGTTCCATTACCTCATTATTATGGGTTATTCTTAAACCACCTTGCCTAATAGCAGACTTAATTTCATAATCTTTGACAGAGACATATTTACCTTGCCATAATTTTTTAACTGATGTTGTTTTCACTTTTAACCTCTGGTATGTCAAATTCAGATGCTTCTATCTCTGCTTTATCTTTATCAAACCATTCAGTAACAGGACCAAATTCAGTATCAGAGTCATATAAAAGACGAACAATTTTTTCATAACTTGTTTTGCTAAATACTTCTTCTGATGCTTTTTCTAAAGTTTCAGCGCTATAAGTTCTGCATATAATAATATCTTCCTTCACTTTGCTAGTTACGACATTACCATAATATGTTTGTGCTATTTGCTCTGCAAGAGTTTGACTAATTCTTTGTGTGTAAATTTTCATATTCGTTCCAATAATATTTCGCTATTTCGTGTGGGTTTTGCTTTTTCGTTTCCCAATACTTCTTCTCGCCAACTCGGTGTAGTTCGAACAGATGGCAATTTTGACACAAAGGAATTAAATTTGATTGATCTTTTACTTTCTGACCCATGCCCCTCTTGTCCTTGTATTTCTCTTGTAAGGTTATGTGATGTGCTTGAGAACGAGGAGGGTATTGACACATCGAACATTCTTGACTTCGAATGAAGTTGCGATACTTCTCTATCTTTCTTAACTGTTTCATCAATATCCTTTTTCATACTAGGCCAAACATAATTCATTTCTTTACAAATACTGTAAAGGTGCATGGACAACTCTTCATCGTCCATTACTTCGCATGTGTTGAATTGCAGCACCGATACAAACTGCTCGTAAATTCTCTCCATCTAAATTTCTTAAATTATTAAATTTTTGAGATTTGTCATAAGCTGTATCGACAGCTTGTAAGTAAGTTTCCATATCATTGTTAGTAGAACTTACTATAGGTTGTGAACTTACAACTCTTTCTTCATCAGCTCTATTTTCTACGTTAGCACCATGATCGAAACTTGTATCTTGTTGTGAACCATGTCCACCTTGTATCGTGCATTGTGTTAATGTTGTTCCGTAATCAGTTTTCTCAAATTTGAATTCAACTTTATCGCCAACTTGAAAAACATCTAACCCTAAAGTACCTTCATAAGTTCCGTCATATCCTTTAATTGGATATTTAAAAGCAGGGTTATCACAATCTATAATAAGACCATGTTTACGTTTTGCTGTTTGATATTTTTCTTTAACTGTACCTGTTAAGGGTGCGTATTCATTCATTATTTACTCCTTTTTCTTTTTTCGAATATCTTTTTTAATTCGAAATTATTGACATGTGCCTGACGCATCAAATCAAATTGGTTAAATCCCAACTTTAGTTGCAAAGCTGAAAAAACTTTTAATTTAATTTTACTTGTAGTTTTAGGTATAAGAACAATCATTGCTTGATCGCAATGAAAACCCTGTGTCTCATGTATTAGATTATCATATGCACCCATTTGCATAATAGTTTCTGGGTAAATGTCTTTGCCTGTTTTAAAATCTATCAAAGTTTTATGGTTATGTTCATCTATAATTAAAAGATCAGGACACCCTCCGTATTCTAACTTTTCCGAAACCATATTACGTTCTGTCCAAATTACTTCGTACTTATTTTCTTTAACTTTTTTATCCCACCATTCTTTAAATTTAAGATGTGCTTGTAGAACTATTTCATCACTAGGCATTTCATAAGGTTCTTTTAAAACATATTTTTCAGCGTAATCATGTATTAATGTTCCTTGTCCTCCTGCTGTATCTCGTAGCTCGGTCCAATGTTGAATAAGATCATGGTCCATTTTTAAATCTTTAAGCTGTTGATTTTTACCAGACTCAAAACCTATTTTATAAGTCCAATTTAAAAGAGGTGCAGGATTTTTATATTCATTAATTATTGTTGTAGTTCCAGTAACAGGTTTACCATTTAATAATTTATATTTAATTGTTGGCACGTTGCTCCTTATTAAAATCGTTACGAAGAGTTTCGTTGTCCATGTCTTCTAACTTTTCAATTCTTTTTTTAAGATTTTTATTTTCTTCTTTAAGTTCAGTAATGGCTTTAACAATTTGTTTAACCATTCCTAAGTGAAGTCCTGTGTCTAACTTATCCATCAAACTAACTACTGTCATTGTCGTTCCTTTTTTTTAATTCATGGAGTGGAACTTGTTCCCCCTCCCAACGTAACATTTCAGTTTCATTAATGTATTCTTTCATACGTTCATCAATGTACCAATCATCAAACCTTTCCTCTTGGTCTGAAAGATGTAATAATTTCTGTTTCTGTATTTGCTTTGTCATCATCGAGTAAAGCCAATCGAATGTATTTCGCAGCACCTTCGTTATATAAATTTTTATCATCTTCTATTTTCCAATTTATTATTCTTTCATGTTTCTTTTGTAGTTTTCGGAGGTAGGAAAAAATTAGTGCAACTAAAAACCCACCTCCAAAAATAATTAATGTCTTAAACATGAGACTTCAGCCTTTTATTTTCAGGAGAAAAAATGAATATAAAGGGGGCATTTAGCCCCCAGTATGCTTTTAAAGTCCTTGTTGAAGACAACATGAACTTAATTTGACGTTTTTTATTCCAGTATTTAAAGCAAATTTTGTTCATAAATGTCTATTATTAGCTTTTTTTGTCAATTTCAATAAAAAAAAAATATTTTTTATCAATATTAATAAAAAGTTAGCAATTTTTATAAATTGACTGTATAGGTGTTTGTTATATGGTTTCAGCAATAATGAATAATAAAATAAGAGATGCTATCAAGGCTGCAGGTATGCAACAAAATGAAGTTGCAAAACTAATTGGCATTAATGAAATACATTTTAGTAGAGTTATTAATAAAAAAGTTTCATTGACACCACAGATGGCAGAGAAGTTAGCTAATATCAAAGAGTTACAGTTAGAAAAAAAAGAATTATTATTTCCAAGTTTAGATTTAGAAATAGCAGGACAGTTTTGGTCTGGTACAAAAGTTGAAATGTTTAAATTTGATAGACCTATCCTCAAAATTCCTAGTGCTATTATACCTGGTTCATATGGAATAAACTTTAGAGCTAATAAAGATGAAGATACAAATTACTCTTTAGATTTTAACCAAGGTATAATTTATATATTTAATTCTTATTGGCAAAAAAATAATAAAGTTGATCCATTGTGTTTTAAAAGTGTTGCGATGGTAGAAAGAGATAA